ACCCACCAAGAAGGAGATACAACTAAATACTGCTAGGGTTTATCAACCAATAGCGAAGTTGCCATCACTTAAACTTGAGGGTAGTGAAGACCTTCCAAAACATTCGTACACGAACCAGAAAACATGGTTACCAGAACTCTTGTGGGGAAAATTACTCCGCGATAGGGCCAATACACATCCACCAGTATCACGTCTAAACGTAATACCAGAAAAAGGTGGGAAGTATCGTGTCGCAAATGTCGCAGATGTCGCCACAAACGCAAGAGCAGGACCATTAGGAGACCAGGTTATCAGTGTACTTAAACGTCATCCAGCAATTAAAGGCGAATTTGACAATCGCCCCGATTACAATGCCAAAAGACTCTTCGAGAACAGAACAAGACCCATTGAACGTAAATTTTATTCAACGGATATGAATCAGTCAACAGACACGATTAACAAAGAGGTCATATACCGTGTCGTGAATTCCTTATCAGTAGCGCTACGTTGGACGCGAGAACAGCACGAGTGTGCCATGCGCACTGTGCGGCCAATGAACCTATATGTTAAGAAAGAAAATGAACACGAGATGTGGGACGAACTTGTAGGCAAAAACACTACAGGAACCTTACTCGGTTTACCATTATCTTTCGCCGTCCTATGCATTGTACACTTGTACTGTGTTGATGCAATGTCGGATATAGGAAAACGTAGAACTATCATTTACGGTGACGATATGGCTACATACTGCTCAACCAAGGATTGGGAGCTGTACGTACAGCGTTGTCACTCTGTCGGATTCACATTGAACATGTCGAAGACTCACATCGCCGAGTATGGCTTTGTGTTCTGCGGAAAAATATATTCCGTCGTCGGTAATAAATGTCATTGGATAAGAGCTATTAAACTCTCCATAGTCACTGGATCATCTGGAGCCAAGAAAAACTTGGTCGAACAAATAACCCAAGCAGCTGAAGCAAGTCATGTTGTACAGCAATGGCAGGCAGACAGACTTCTAAGTATCTTTAAGAAGCGTCACCAGGTTTTGACAAACAGATGTAGAGATTATGGTATACCCTTTGTAGGACCTATTATAGGAGGTGCCTTAGGCTTCCGTGGTAGGTGCGACCAACGAACAAGAAAGGTTGCTACCTATAACAGTAAAATAGAGTATAATCCATTCTCACGTATCTTTAGTCAAATTCAAGTACCAAAAGAGCTGTTAGGGGCCATGCATGATGCTTATACAGAGTATGAACGCATCCGAGAGGAGACTCGACTTACCACACCATACAAATTAGAAAAACGTATGAGGGGCGAGGAAATTACACCTTACGATGCGAACCAGCTTGAGGAATTCCTCCTCAGTAACTACCTGTACCACGCCAGTATCGACGTGCGCGTCGGCAAGTTTGAGAGAAAAAGTTCCAATAGATTATCCAAAATGCTAAGAAAGCTTACGACGATTCGTTCGTTATGCTTGAAGAATTTTGAAGAAAACAGATCAGATTTATGTATTCCACGGAGTCCATCATACCAGTTCATGAGCAAAAGCCTCAGGAATGGCAACCGTTTTGGTTGGCGACTCGACGCGGAGGCTGTTGGTAAGTATTTAAACCAACTGCCTTGCCGGAAAACGTGGAAAGATAACACCGATATTCCGAACTTTGATCTAGAACGTCATAGAAGATCTCTAAGACGTGAGCCTGTTGTTCACAAGGCTCATAGTATACTAACACTGAAGTATTAGGA